TAAGGGACAAGAAAGGCAACTATTACGGCTTTGTGCCGGATACAATTAAGGCTTTTACGGATTGCGGCCTGAAGTTTTACAACGAGGCGATACTTGTAACGGCTGTCGGTTCCCTGCCAATTCGTGTAGGGCGTCAATTTGAATCAGGGCGCAAGCTAGGCAAGACACATCAAAACGTGCTGGTGTTCATTAAGGGCGATGCCAAAAAAGCCACGGCTGATATAGGGGTTGTTGAGTTTGGCGATATTACACCGACCCACGCGCTCCAAGATAAGGAGGTTTAACGTGGCACGCGGAGGTTTTCGTCCAGGCGCCGGGCGTAAAAAAGGCTCTGGAAAAAAAGCGGAGGTCAAAAGCCTTCCATTGCTGGCAAAGGCCGAGGAAATTGCGGCTTTTTACGCCGGATTGATGGAAAAGGCGCGATCCGGACAGAAGATAACGCCGGATGACCGGAAACAACTGAACGCGCTATTGCAGGACATGACGCTGATCCACGGCGGCGTGGAAGTCGCGCCCACTGAACAGTCCGACGAAACAAAGGACGCGAAAGAATACCTGGAAAAACTGCTGGTGTCCAACATCGACAAGAAAACGAAAATCCAAGTTGCGAACATCCTATTGCCGTTTCAGCATCCCCGGCTCGGAGAGGGCAAGGGCAAGAAAGAGGACAAGGAAGACAGGGCTAAAAGGGCAGCGGCGGGCAAGTTTGCCGCCGGGAAACCGCCGATAGCTTTGGTGAAGTGAAAGGAGAACAATGCAAAAACAGGTATCGAAATGTGAATTATGCGGGCATGATTGTTACGGCTATCCTGACGGCCCTCTAAAAGCGAAGCCAAAAAACGGGATGGTAAGAAGAATAATTTGCGATAAATGCGCCGTAGAAACGCTGAGATGGTTTGACGAAGAAGGGAATCCCACTAAAATAGCAAAAGATTTGCAAAGGGCAGGATGGATTAAGTTATGAACTGGACTACCTCATGCCTGGACTGGGAGCGCCGCGTAATGGCGCGGGAAAGCCTGATACCCTTACCGCCGTTATTTTCTCAAGAGGCAGCGGCGGGGCTTGCCGTCTTCAAGGAATTGCGGCTTGTTGACGTTCTGAACCGGCCCACGCTTGGGGAGGCCGGGAGGCCGTGGATCTTCGACTTTGTGTCAACCGTCTTTGGGGCTTATGATTCAGAATCCGGGCGGCGGCTCATCTCTGAATTTTTCCTGTTCGTTGCAAAGAAGAACAGCAAGTCAACCCTTGCAGCCGCCTTGATGTTGACCTGTTTGATTCGCAACTGGCGCGACTCCGCCGAATTTCTGATCCTTGCCCCGACCGTGGAAATCGCGCAAAACTCATTTTACCCGGCCCGCGACATGGTGAACGCCGACGAAGAGCTTTCCGACCTGATGCACGTCCAGGATCATTTACGGCAAATCACGCACAGAGGCACCCGGGCCATGCTCAAAGTCGTCGCTGCGGATAACGAAACCGTCGGGGGCAAGAAGGCCACGGGGATATTGATTGACGAAGCGTGGTTATTCGGCAAGCGCCCGAATGCGGAGAACATGCTGCGTGAGGCGTGCGGCGGCCTTGCTTCACGTCCAGAGGGTTTTGTCATCTACCTGTCAACGCAATCCGATGAGGCACCGGCGGGCGTATTCAAACAGAAATTGGATTATGCTCGGGGCGTGCGTGACGGACGCATTGACGACAACCGCTTTCTTCCCGTCATATACGAATTTCCCGATTCAGCGCTGAAAGAGAAACAACACCTTGACCCGAAATACTTTTATGTCACCAATCCGAATCTTGGCGCGTCGGTTGACGAAGAGTTTTTAAAGCGCGAATTCAAAAAGGCCGAGGAACAGGGTGAAGAGTCCATGCGCGGTTTCCTCGCCAAACATCTCAATGTTGAAATGGGAATGAACCTGAAAACGCACAGGTGGGCCGGGGCGGACTTTTGGGAAGAGGCGGCGGGGAAAGTCACCCTTGATCTGATCCTTGAACGCTCCGAGGTGGTTGTGATTGGAATAGACGGCGGCGGGCTTGATGACCTTTTGGGGCTTGCCGTTATCGGCAGGGACGCGGAAACCGGGGGCTGGTATCTATTCACGCGGGCGTGGTGCAATCCTATTGCGTTGGAACGTAGGAAATCGGAGGCGGCCCGGTATAGGGACTTCCAGAAAGACGGCGACTTGATTATCGTGGAAGAGATCGGCCAGGACGTTCAGCAAGTCGGGGATATTGTCATGCAGTGCGAGAACGCGGGGCTGCTTGACCGGATCGGCGTTGATCCCGTCGGCATCGGTGACATCGTTGATGAAGTTCAGGCGCGGGGCATTGAGCATGACCGCGTTGTCGGCATTCCGCAGGGGTGGCGGCTTTCCGGGGCCATTAAGACCCTCGAGCGCCGTGTTGCTGAAAAGACAGTCACCCACGGGGGGCAGCCACTTATGACGTGGTGCGTGGGGAATGCGCGGGTTGAACCGCGTGGAAATGCGATTATAATCACAAAACAGGCCAGTGGAACGGGGAAAATAGACCCGCTGATGGCGGCGCTGAACGCCACGGCTCTCATGGCCATGAATCCAGAGGCGAAAAAACAGGGAAACATCTACGACAAATTCAGGCTTGTGAGGGGATGAATACATGGACGACATTCTTGAAGGCTGGAACGAAATATCAAAATATTTAAGGGTAAGCGATAAAACCGCGCAGAGATACTGGAAAAAGAAAGGCCTGCCGGTAAAAAAGAATCGCGCCGGTCACCCCGTCATTACAAAGTCAGTTGCGAAAAATTGGAAACTTAATGAAACGGCAGCGTAGTTGTCTGTTTTTGTCCCTATTTTGTCTGTGTTTGTCCCTATTTTGTCTGTATCGAATCTTCAAATCATCCGTCATAATTGAGCCGTAAAATTGAAGCGGTTTTATGAGGGCGCGATGATTTGAAAATATTTTCATTGCTGCAAAAAATCAGTTTCCGGGACGTTCTCCTTGTTACGGGCCTGACGTTAATCGGCGTCGGGCTTTATCTGTTTGCGCCGTGGCTATCCTTTACCGTTTGTGGAGTGCTTATCTTCGCAGGCGGTTTTTTTATGGCTGACGAATGAAAGGCATTTTTTCACGCATACGCCCCAAGGCCATGACAAGCGACGAAATATCGCGGCTTATTATTGACACTTTCGGCGGCGGGACAACTGCATCCGGTCAATCCGTTAATTCAACCACGGCCATGCAAGCTATGGCCGTTCATTCCTGTGTCAAGATCAAGGCTGATTCAATCGCGCAGTTGCCCTGCCATTTATACGTCGAAAAAGGCAACACGAAAGACAAAGCCAAAGATTTGAGGCTTTACAGGCTTTTACACCGGCAGCCTAACCAGTGGATGACCGCTCCCGAATTTTGGGGGATGTGTTCCGCTTGTCTTGATCTTCGAGGGAATTTCTTTGCATTAAAAAGCGGTTTGCCGGGGCGTGAAGTCCAGGAGCTTATTCCTATACCGATGGGGCGGGTTCAAGAGGTTCTCCAAGCGCCTGATTACGGTCTGTTTTATAAAATATCACGGCCCGACGGATCAACAACCGACACGATCCCCGGTGAACGCATAATGCACATTCGCGGCCTTGTCCTTGACGGCTTCATGGGAATCAACCCCATTCAATATGCGCGGGAAAGCATTGGTCTGGATCAGGCGCTTGTCAAACACGGGGCCAAGTTATTCAGCCACGGCACCATGATCGGCGGCGTGCTGCAAATGCCGGGAGCGTTCAAAGACCGCTCAATGGCTCAGAAGTTCCTTGATGACTTCAATGAGACATATTCATCGGTTGAGAACGCCCACAAGACGGCGCTGCTTGAACAGGGCGTGACCTGGCAAAAAATGGCCATGACCTCGGTTGATTCACAATTCTTAGAGGCCCGGAACTTCCAGAAAAAAGAAATCGTTGACCTGTTCTTTGGCTTGCCTCTGTCCATGCTGCAATCCGGCGACAAAGTGGCGACGTATGCGAGCGCCGACGCTTTTGACCTTGAATACGTCAAATATGCGCTGACTCCGAGGCTCGTCAATATTGAAATGGCAATCTTTCGGGATCTGCTTACCGAAGAGCAAAAAGAAAATTACTTTGCAAAGTTTTCAACCGGCGGACTGTTGCGCGGGGATACGGCGGCGCGGACGGCTTATTATCAGGGGATGGTGAACATTGAAGCCATGTCTCCGAATGAAGTTAGGGAGCTGGAAGACATGAATCCGTATGACGGGGGGGATGAATACCGGACAAGAACCTCAACAGTCAGAGAAAAGAAAGGCGGTGAGAATAAGGGAGGCGACGAAGATGAATCTTAAATACCGAAATCAAAGGAACGCTGAAGCGACGGCACGTTACTGGAATAAGCCGATTGACAAAGCCGATTGGTATAAGATCGAGGCGCTTTCCGAAGACAACACCGAATTGATGATCTATGACGTGATCGGCTGGCCCTTTAATGACGCCGGTGAAATCATCCGG